CCAGTTACCGTTGCCAAGCATATCCCATGTGAAGATATAACCTGCGGACGGCTCGTCGATTGCAGGGGTGTTTGTGGTATATGTCATCAAAGCTCCGTCAGATTCACATACGAACTGCATATCGTCAGGCTGTCCCTCCTCGGCAGCATTGTATGTAGCCTCCAGCACCTTGACTTCTGCGAATCCAAGAATCTGTGCAAGCACATTCTCATTTACGACAGCCGGATTTGCTGAACTTCCAGTGTACTTCACACGCTCTAAGATGTCCGGGTGGTTCTTTAAGGCTGTGAAGGAATCATAGCCAAGGCTTAACTTGTTCGGCATACGGCGACCAGCTAACTTGATTTCACGCTTTCTTGCGTCAAAGAAGTTTACAGGGTCAAAGTTTGCGTCACTGAACTTCAGGAACTGCTTTCCGCTCGGAGTACCCTGTGAGATACCTGTAAACTCGTTATCCCATACGCCAGTTCTGAAAAAGCTCTGTGCGAACAGAATATCAAGGTGTAAAAGCTGCTGCTCTGATACAAAGCGAACCTTGTTTCTTCGAGGGTCGATAGAAGCAGGAACTCCGGCTCTCTGGTAGTTCACAGCTCCAATCTGGTCTACGCCTACGATAATCTGGTCTACATTGCACTTATATGTGTTATCAGTGTGACCCATTTTCGCAGGTGCAACCTTTCCAAACTCCGGCTTTCTGCCTACATTGTCCCTCGCAAGGTCGCCTTTCAGAAACTCATAATAAAAGCCGGTGGAAAAATCTACCGGGCAAATAGGAAAAATGCTTGTTGCCACATGGTCTGCCGGATTAGCAAAATACGCCATGCTCATGTTGGTTAAGTAGCGGTTAGGCTTCCAGCCTTTCGCAATTCTAGCCGCAATCTGTGCGGCACTATTTACATCTCTTACGCTCATTCTTTCTTACCTCCTGATTATTTAGCCGCTGGCTTATATCCAGCTTTGACAATCTGAATCTTGATAACATCTCCGGCGGCTGTTGCTTTTGAAAGTGCAACCGCTGTGATGAAATTACCCTCTGCTGCTTTGACGGCTTTTCCGTCTGCATTTGCGGTAAGTTCATCTCCAACTGCGATTTCTTCTCCGGCAACCCACTTTCCAATGTCCTTTACCTGTACGGTAATATCGTCGCCAGCCTCTACGGTTTCATCATTCGTAAAGAGTGACAGTCCGATAACATTTGCACCGGCGGTAGGCTTTGTGAGCTGTCCGTCGGAGATTGCAAGGGCGATACCTTGCGCACCCTCAATTTTCTCCTTTGCAGGAAGCACGATTGTAGGGCTTTCATTGATACTTGTACCAAAATATGTTGCCATGTCTTAGTCCTCCTTTTCACATTCTGCGGCAAGTGCCGGGTCGTTCTGGAATACCTCGTCAAGTGCCTGTGCCTTAGTCACATTCTTAGACTTCATAATCTCGGCTGCCTGTGATTCTGCTTTCGCCCATGCTGCACCCTCTGTTGTAGCACCATGAGAGCCAGACTTGCCGATTTCCGTAAATGCAGCGGACTTCTCGATTGTGTCTACTGCCTTATCAAGCATTGCGATTGTGTCAGCGTAAGCAGTGCCTCCGGCTTCTTTCATGCTCTTTAATACAGGAAAGAGCTCCTCCTCTGTCTTGCCGATAACAGCATATCTCTTTGCAACCTCTCTGATTGCGTTATCCTCTGCGTCGCTCCTGAACTTTCTCAACGCTTCAAGCTCTGCCTTTACAGCCGGGCTAAGACCTTTGTAAATGTCGTCTGCCTCCGGTGCTGCTGGAGCCGTTTCAGGCTGTGTGGTAGATTTTGCTACCGGTGCCTCTGGAGTAGGTGTTACTCCTGCCTCCGGTGCTGCGGCTGGTGCCTGTACCTGTGCCGGAGCCTCTGGTGTGCCGTAACGCTTCTCGATAGATTCAAGGAACGCTCTCTCGGCTTCTGTGAGTTTGCTCTTGTCAATGTTACTCATTTCTGTTTCTCCTTTCGGTTCTGTGATAGTTGTTTGTTCTGGTCCTTTATCCGTAACAACGGTAGCCTTTGCAATGATGTCCTCCAGTCTGTCCCTGTTGGACTTCATAAGCTCCAGCTCCGACGCTGTGACTTCTGTTTCTTTCTTCGCAATGCTTGCCGCCTTGCCGCCGGACCACTGACCGATAGCAGCACTTACTACCTCGGTAAATTCGTTAAGGCTTTCTCTCATTGCGTCCCCTGCCTGTGTACTATCCAATTCTTCATCATTGAGGATTGAACAGATTGAGGATTGCAGGGCATAGCAAATATCCCAGACTTCGTCGCATATCTTACGATTCTTGACTTCGCTGAATTTGTCTCCAAAACTTTCAGCTCCGCCTTTGGCGACATCTTCTGTTTCCGGTCCGTCCTCTGCCTGTTCGTTCTCCAGCTTAAAAGCCTTTGCTACGGCAGCCATGAAGCGGTTCCAGAACTTGGGATTTTCCACTATGTTTTCCTCTGGTGTTGGTGCGGCTCCGTCTTTGCTCTTATACAGGCGTATAAAAGCCTCCGGGTTCGCTCCGTCGTCCACAAAATCTACTTTCTTGATTTTGAGGTGTTTTAGCTTTGTTGCCATGTGCTTTGCTCCTTTCGTAAGATTTATAATGCAAGAAAAGCAACCTTGCGGCTGCTCTCCTGAATTATCATTCATCAAAATTATCTCTGCTGGCTGATAACAACGCCGCAAATATGAATCCGACGATTGTACCAGCTATAAAAGCTCCAATGTTAATTGCT